CTAAGTAAGCCGCCTCTAGTTATTTTATTTGCGATTATACTTGTTCATCCTTTCGATGACCAAGAATATGATCGCAACCGCAATAACCATCTCAAGCATTTTGCTCACCCTCCTTTTTACGAAGTTTATCTTTGATCCGTTTAATCTGTTTCTTCGTCCATCCCACGAACTGTGCTCTCAGTTCTGGATCACCTGCAATTATCGTTCCAGCCGCTAAAACAGCTGGTCCAACAATGCCCGTAATCCAAAGTCTGATTTCACGACTCGTTTCGACTTGCCGATTCGTCATAAATCCACCTCCCAAATATAACTTCATTATAGGAGAGGAGATTGTTGCGACAAAGAAAGTGTAGGGACCTCTCATCGTCCTACACAGTGCGTCATATAATCAATTCTTGCTGAATATCAGTCACAGCCCGCTACTGATGGGTCTACTAGCTTTTAAGCCTTTCTTTCATTATAGGGTATGTTTTTTATTGTAGAGATAAAGAAAAGGAAGAGCTTTCGCCCTTCACTTTAGAATATGTTTTGTCATTTTAACTAGAAACATCATTCCTGTTAGAATAAATAACACACCAACAAAGGTGCTTATTAATTCGCACAGGGCCCAACACACTAGTGCCATAATAACAAACATAATCAACAGTATAATCATACTAAGTTCCTCCTTTTTCTGAATATAACTTCATTATAGGAGGGGGAAAAGTTGAGAGGAGTAGTTCACTGTTTCGATTCACACGAGCACAGGCCCTTTGTCTTCAGTTTCTAACCGATTCTTAACTCTCGGATAGGCCAATTGTTTACTACCTCTCGTTAGAGGATTGGTTTTCTTTGCGATTACTCAACTTCTTCTAGAAATTCAGATATGGTCTGTCTCCCGAATCCTCCTTCGGTCATTTCAACCTTCTCGTATCTGTAAGGCTGAATAATTAATTGAGCTAGTGGTATGCGGAGCCCCCATTGTCCGTTGACCCGGATAACATCTGAGAATATATTCTTGACGGCTAATATAATCTCTCCTCTATCCGAGCTATTGATAACTACTACGGTGTCTGCGATGGCCAATCCCTTCTTATGCAGATTTGGTTGAGGATAAATGGCACCGAAGAAGTTCTTTGGTATCTCAACACGGATTCCAGTGGGTAGATGATATGTCTCTCCCGGCTGGAGGTCTGCCTCGAATGCTGTGTCTACATAGAGATCCATCCCAGCACCAGCATTATTTGAATAACGTGGTGTGACGGCGGTGGGAGTCTTACTTATGCGCATTGTATCCTCCGTTTAACCTGCAATTATTTTACCGAATCTGATAAGAGTGTGGTAGATGGCAATGACTTGATCGTCCGTCATCTTTTTGACTTTGGCCTTCCAATTCTTACTATTGGGATACGCGGTTACAATCCTTGCCCTCATCTGAATTACTGTCATACTTTAACCCTCCTTAAAATAATAAAAGAGGCTCCTCCCCCCGAAGGACTTTACCATCGCGGCTCTTTAAGCCGAACCCTTACTTATTACAACGGGCGAGTCTGTGGGAATCTGATGATGTAACCGTTCCTCACGCGGTCTGTATATGCGTCCCTCAAATTTGTCCAACCGTATCGGTTATCTGTATGCTCGGACTCGATGTTTGACAGCTCGTAGAATGCCGCGACTGTCGCTTCGTCGTACTCCTCTATCAGGTCGACCAAGCGGGATAATACTTCTTCAGCTTCTCCACGATTTGTGAAAACGATGTTTCCAAACTCGTGCCTCGCCCTATCTCCCCGATCAAGATCTCTAGAGTCGTCTCTATTATTTCGCCCACGATCTCTGTTGTCTGAAGGTGAACGATAGTCAACATAGGAGCGTCCCCTGTCCCTGACAATCCTACTACTGTAATCACGACCCCTCCCCTGATTGCGTCCGCTACCGAAGAACATCTCGATCAATCCAAATCCCATGTCAGATATGGTGCTTCTGAATGCCGGAACGAGAATATCATACACGACAAACTCGCCAATGTTCCCACCTTCGCCGAGGAAGGAAGTCTTGAACTTAGTCAGGAAGTTGGGCTTCTGCTTTACTACAGGACCCTTGACAATTGGATCAAGTTTCTTTCTCTTCTCAGGTCTCTTGTCTTCGTTCGGATTAATCGTCCTAGACCTACTAGCCTTGTCAGAGTTGTTCGGGGCGATATCGTCCAGACCTCTTGTCAATTTGCGCTCGCTCATTATTGCCTCCTTAAAAACTGCTTAAATATTGGAAGGTTCAACGATACTACACCTTTTTTACCTTTGGAATATGAGAAAGCGTCTATCTCAATCTCTTTTCCAACAGGAGAGTCATAGACCATTGCGATTCTCTCTGCATTGTTAAACCCGCTTCCGACTCGTACAGGAACATTACACCCCTTGACTCTGCAGATAACCGCAGCAACCATCCCTTCAATCTTTGTCCCAGGCCGAGCCATCTCGACGTCGACCACCATCCCAACAAACTCTTCCATTCTCTTTACTTTCAACAGCGACTGACTCCTACCTGGAATATAAAAGGAATCCATATCCAAGAGCATAAGTCCCTCACCGTTTCGAGCAATCACTTGGTCCATTGTCTCTCGAATGGTATCCGCATCCGCCCCAAAGATGTTTCCAAACACCGGAACTCTTATCATCGGCGCGTCCTTCATCGAACCGTTAAAGATAGAATATAACTCTGCGTCTCGTTCTGCTCCCCGTCGAAGGTCTCCTCCAGGTCTGAAAATATCAAAGCAAATGGCCATGAGTCTGTGTTTATTGTCAGGATACTGCTGTGATGCTATAGAGTTTGTCCCAGAGCGTAGATCAAAACTTGGTACGTGGTTCAAATATAACTCTCTGTCCACCAGCTCGCAGTCATAGACAGTGTCTGATGGAAATCCTTGTCCTCCGAGATAATTATGAATGTCTGTCAACCAAGGGTCTTCGTGATTGGTCCTGCTCCATGCCGAAATATCATTCGTCGCAGACTTATAAAACAGTCTACGCACCCCATCAATTTTTTCGGACATTCGCCAGAGTTTACCATCCAGTATAGAGATAGGATAATTCTTGAGATTTTCTCCGAGCATCGGTGTGAGTTGCATGGAGTCAGCTCCTTTCTTAAATATGAGACAAAAGAAAGAGCCTTTACAGCTCTTTCAGTTCGGGCATAGTGAATTCAAATACCCATCTACTTCCTCTTAATCTTGGTTTTACATCCCTCTTTTCTAGAAATCCTTCCGTCCAACCGAAACGTACGTCTGTAAATCTTGGTTCGTCTCCTAACTTATATCCCATAAGCTCCTTGACAAAGTTCAAATCTACACATCCATATGTCTCAATTGTATCATTTAACATTTCTATACAACTACGAAGTGCCCCAATATCATTAAAGTAATATTTTAACATAATACACCTACCTTTCATTATAGGCGGTGTTTTATATGATATGTGGCCAAAATTGAGAGAACACGATTAGTGGCTTCGAACCACGTTTCTGATTTCTCAGCGAGTTACCATTACTCCATATATTTAGCATATCCTCTCGTTATAGGGTATGTTTTTATTGAGTTAGCGAATAATCCAGCCTTTGGCAAATCTTCCGCACTCGTCTCTGTTCTTGACTATTTCATAGGAATATTTGTGTGTGAGGGCTTTCAACTTTGCGATAGCTTCCTTCTTTGTAGCAAACAACCATTGTCTCTTCGCCATGACAGTGCTCCTTTCTTCAGTATTTTAAAAGAGAAAGGGGTTGTTAACCCCTCTCGCTTTATTCCGGTTTCTTCAGTGCCACAACAGTGATAAGTGTCATCGTCTTTCGTACATATTCAGCTTCCTTTTCCATCTCTCGTTTCCTTTGAACCGAGGCTAGAATTATTGCTGAAATTACTATTCCGATCGCTGCTAACCATTCTGTTTTTTTACTCATATTAAACACCGCCTTTCATTATAGGCTATGTTTTAAATGAGAAGGGGAAGAGGCTAAGCTTGCGCTTCAACCTCTTCTACGTTGATAGTTACTTCCACTTTCGCTTCCTTTTTCTTGAAGACATCCCTGAATTGTCCCAGGATTTCTTTGAACTGCTTGTCCATATAACTCGTTACGGCTTCTTGTGCCATTAACGAGATGGCGGTACCGGCAATACCAACGCCAAGCTTTTTAATAATGCCCATCTTTGCTGGGGTAACCAACCCCAATGCAGAACCCACTAATGTGGATACTCCTAAAGCAGCAAGAAGTTCTAATCCCCCGAGTACCATTTCGATCTTTTTCATATTAAATACCTCCTTATGCGCGATTAACTAATTGTGGGTTATCAATCCAGAGTTCTTCAGCCATCGGCAACACTGTATTGATAAGTGTGTTAATGTTTTCCTCTCTGACGTATTTCTTGAACTCATCTGGTATCCTTCTATAAAGCTCATCGAATACATAAGAATGTTTGAACTTCCCAGTCTTTCCACCATACATATACTCTGCGTTTGTGATGAGAAGCAGTGTGATCGGGATTAGATTTGTGATAACTCGCTTGGTATATGCGATCTTTTCTTCTTCGGGCGTACCATTTGTGAGGCGTCGAATCGCCATGAGCAGAGCGATGATTAATGGAATTGTCAAGAGGACAGAAATTACAATTTCCATTTAGTCTCCCTTAGCCATGCTGACCTTCAGAGATTCAGCAGTGATGGTAATTTTGATGGTTTTTCCCTCTTCGCCTGGGACTTCAACTTCCGTTTTAAAACCCTTCATCTCCCCAATAGCTCCGAGTTTCAACAGAGTCGTGATTAGTGCATCTGTAATTTTCATACACCCTCCTTATGGGCAAAAGGAAAGGGGAAGGGTCTGTTAGACTAGACCCTCGCCTTTACTGAACGAGTCCAAGCTTGTTTGATGTCGAATCCGCTGTTAGCGATCGCTAGTATTAGCACCTCAGCTATACTTACAGAAACGATCAATACTGTATTTGGATCAATGCGTGATGCTCTTTTAACTAACATCGCACAGTAACCCGTATACATCTTTTGCATTTCTTCCCATACGCCTAGAGGTACTCCTTCTTCGGTCATCTTCTCAACAAGATTCTTCTTTGCCTTTTCAATCCTTGACTTCGTACTTACTGGAAAGTTAATCTTCATATAACCTCCCCCTTTCTATTATAGGATAGGTTTTTTCTACGATGGAGGATTCATCTTTCCAAGCTTTTGCCAACAACTGAAGCACTTCCATATTTCATCAATGTTATAAATGATAACGGGAGTCGATCCACAATCAGGACAAGTATCGCCCGAACGTATATAGCGGTCATGATCTTTTCTTCTTTCTATTGTCCAACGACAAAGTGTCCCAATCATTTCACGCCTCCTAATCTTGATACTTCGGATAAACGTTCGTACTGATAACCAGACAAGGCTGTCCTTCCGGAGTGAGTTGGCTACTGTATTCCAACTCGATCAGACCCTTGTCAATGTCGAAGCCCATCTGCCCACCAAGTTTGTTTGAAGGTAACCCAAGCGCATAGTACAAGTCGTTCAAATATAACCACATCTCTGACATGAGATTGTAGTTTAACTCAAGGACTTGCTGACGAATCTTCTCGGCCGAAGACCTGAAGTACCTATCGGAGAGCGCATCATAACAAAGTACGTCTCCATTACCGGTGATGATAATTGTCCGGTCCCCCGGAGGATTCGTCGTGACTCGGTCCTTAGCGATACTGTCGCGGACCTGAATTTCCTTACTGCGGCCGATTTGCTCGACAACCTTTTCCTTGTATTCTCGGAAAGCCGTCTCACTCAGAGAATATAACGCGGCAAGTGCCGCATTACGGTTCGCATTGATGCTATTTGCCCCAAGAATGCAAGCAATTGATGTAATACCCATGAGAACTGGAGGGATGAACTCTTTCCAAGTAAGTCTAATGATTTCTTGGGTTGTGAGAGGCGTGACTACTGTGAATTCGCCTTCCCTAGATTCCTCTTCCATTTTGATAAGCTCATAAGCCTTCAAAGTGGAGTGACCAGTGAAGAGCGCAGTTGTCAGGACCCCTGCACACCCTAAGCCAGTGAGAATGTATGGACTATTCTTGAGAAGCGTCCCACCAAGATTTTGCAATCCCTTTTGAAACTCATTCACAAATATCACCTCTTAGTTCGTCGCGCATCTTCTTCAGGAGAGCGTTGTGTT